ATTTTTCACTGAATTTCTCTCACATGACCGTTCATTGGAGTCATTTGATTCCTCATTTGAAACACGCAAACCCGGTTTGGGGTCATGCTTTGTTATTTTTGGTAAACCCTTGGCATTCAATCCATCATTCAATCGGTCCACACATGCAAGGCAGTCACCACACACATCCCCCCACCGTTTTTGTCCAGATGACACCAAATCCAGCTGATGCTCCATGCGCTTCGTGTAGTCATAATCAAACAATTCTGCAAAATGAGCACACAAAAATTCCACCACGTTTCGACCGAGCGGTTGAATAACCAACCGATTTCTCTCGTTTCCAAAATCACGCTCTTCCACAGATTGACTCAAGACCCCGCCATCCAGTTCAAAGTTAATGCAACTAACACGCCGTCCCGGCACATCCTGCTTTGCAACGTATCCACGCTCCTGTATTTTATGCACCAAACTGGAAAACGTGGATGGACGCCCGATGCCGCGCTCCTCCAACACGCTGACAAGGGACGCTTCCGAATAGTGCGACTTCAACTCACGCACCTGCATGCGCGACTGCAGCTTGTTCGGCTTTATCACCGACTTCGGTGCCACAGCTTTCAACAGCAACCAACCGCTGGTCGCGTCATCCGGCTTGGGTTGCGATGCCACTATGCGCCAACCCGCAAACTCCACGCGTTCAATGGAATACCGGTAGTCTCGCTCCTCCGGCGCTGAAATGCTAGAAGTCAGAGTGCTTCCTGTGCACGGTGCCATGCACGTTTCTACCGAATGGCGCCAAATCATGCGATACAAACGCTGCTCTTTTGCGGTCATGGTGTCCGGCACCTCCGTGCAGTTCAATGACGTCACATGCACCGCCTCGTGCGCTTCCTGCGGTTTGACATCTTCCACTGCATCGTCCTGCACTTCAACCTGGATCGGCTTCGTCTTCGTCTCTTTCTTTTTCACCACAATGCGTTTCTTCTTTTCGGGTTTAACATCAACATCAATATCAATGTCCTCCTGTTTGTTGTATTTTTCACCCCACTTTTCGGTAATGTATTCGCGCGCATGCTCCAAAAATGGCACCGAATACACGCGACTATCGGTTCGTGGATATGTTATATATCCTCCTTCATACAAATGCTGACATGCCAACATGGTTTCCGCCGGCGAAATGTTCAACTCATTGCTGGCCTGCTGCTGCAATGAAGATGTTGTCAGCGGTTGTGGTGCCGGTTTTAAAAATGGGCGCACTTCTGGTGCACCAATCACGTGCTCAAATGTGGCAGATGCCTTCAAAAATGCAGAACATGCGTCTGCAGTGTCATGCCCCTTGCTAAGCTCATACTTCAAATTCAGTTTGGTGAAATACCCCACGGTTTCAAATACCACGCGCCCCTCGGCGGCATCAATGGCACGCTGGTTGTCATAAATGAGCCGCAGCGCGGGTGTCTGACACCTTCCTGCCGAAAGAGAGGAGCCTTGCACATAGTCCCACAATGCAGGACTGACTTTAAATCCCACTAACATGTCCAGCGCTTGTCGTGCAATTTGGGCATGCACCGTATCCATGTTGAGGTGCTGCGGCGACTGAATGGCCCGCTCCAATGCAGGTTTGGTTATCTCGTTGAATATCACGCGCTTTGTAGTAGCAATCGGCAAGTCAAACAAACGACACACGTGATACGCAATTCCAGCACCCTCACGGTCATTGTCCGTCATAAGATACGTTTCCTTGCACTCTGCAACCAGTGCTTTGATTTTCTCCATTTGTTGTTTCTTGCTTTCCACGATGTGAAACTGCGGCACATCGGCAAACGTGGTGTCAATGTCTTGCAGACCAGTCAACTCTTGCAGATGACCAAATGTAGCCGCACAAACGTATTTGTCCGCTCCCAAATGAGAGACAATGGTGCTACATTTTGCAGGTGATTCAACAATAAGCAAGATTTTATTCTTGTTGCTCTTTTTCAACATCGACGCGGTCAATGCAATACATGATTATGGAATGCATTGTGTATTTATATTGATTTTGCATTTATCAACTTGTTGCGGCAACATCTTCAATGATTATTAATGTGTTAATATTGAATAAATTAAATAACAAAATAACAAAATAACAAATTTTTCAATTGCAACATGACAACAATTTTAGTTTCAGGAGGTCTTGGGTTCATTGGTTCTCACACAGTGGTTGAGTTATTGAATTCCGGGTTCAATGTTATTATTAATGATAATTTAGTGAACAGTTCAATCACGGTTTTCACCAAAATAATGGAAATTGCGAAAATAACTGATAAATCTCGATTGAAATACTGCAGCATTGATATTCGAAACCATATACAACTTGATAGTTTATTTAAAAATAATGCAATATATGCTGTAATACACTTCGCGTCGCTCAAAGCCGTGGGTGAAAGCATAAAAACACCTCTCGATTATTACGACAATAATGTGTCTGGAACAATCACTCTATTACAAGCCATGGCCAAACACAACTGTAAGAAAATTATATTTTCATCATCTGCAACAGTTTATGGAACAAACAACTATCCCGTCAGCGAAGATGCCACAACCGGCAATGGAATAACCAATCCATATGGCAAAACGAAACACATGTTGGAGAATGTGCTGGAAGACTTGTACAAATCAGACAATGCATGGTCTGTGGTCATTTTGCGCTATTTCAATCCCATCGGAGCACATCCATCAGGCCTCATCGGAGAAAATCCGAATGACATTCCCAATAACTTATTCCCATATTTACTCAAAGTGGCCGCCGGAAAGTTGGACAAGTTGCGCATCTTCGGAAATGACTATGACACTCGCGATGGAACATGCATCCGCGACTTCATACATGTAGTTGACCTGGCACGAGGACACATTGCATCGTTGGATAAATTAAATGGCACCGGAATGAATATTTACAATCTAGGAACAGGCAATGGAACCACCGTTTTAGAATTGATATGCGCATTTGAGCGCGTGAATGGCATCAAATTGAATTATGAGTTTACTCAAAGGAGAGACGGTGATTTAGCCATCGTTTATGCCAATTCGGTGAAGGCATTTCGAGAGATTGGATGGAAAGCAACACATTCGATTGATGACATGTGTAGAGATGGATACAATTTTATAAAAAAATTGTAATTCACATTGAATTGTTAAAACATTTTTCGAAAAGGGATAGTTGTTCGGCTAAATAATGGTGTTGAAATGCTGGTTTTGACGTGTTTTATTTGTTTTTGCATTTGAGGAGGAGACACACTCGTGCTTTTTGTTACTGGCAATTTCATTACGACTTTTGATGGTTTCATGTCTAAAACCTGAACATTGAATATATGGCCCACCCACTTGACAAAATTAGAAACCCATCCATATTTTGAATGCGTTTTAATAAACCGGGCATTTATCAAGAGCATGAAATCAAACATAGTTTCTTTTATATTTTCATTTTTTGCCGCATCCGGATGCGACAAATGAATCGGAGTGGTCGGAATGATGCGTCCAATAAACTCTGGACGAATGCGTTTGCACAAATACTTTTTGAATTCCAATGAATCAGACATTATGTATAAATTCGGAAATTTCATCATTTGTTGTTCAACCATTTCAAACCATTTGGCGTATTTTTCTTCATCAATTGAACCATTGCCATTTAGTTCTTCATCTCCCAACCTGAAATGACCAATTGCATAACCATTTGGAATGTTATACATATTGCGCGTCTCAATGAAATATCTCTTGAATTCATCAGTTGGATGCAGTATTGCACGCATAAAATGTTTGCAATCATTCGTCATTATGTTCGCTGGGAAACAGTTTGTTGTTATCAACAATGGTCTGTCACGTCTTAATTTTCTTTTTATAACACTTTCAATATTTTCTTCATTGTTGTTTATCATCTCGACAATTTCTGATTGGTGGTCCAAAACATATTTTGAATACATGTGTGGATGGGGAACCAATATTTTTGAAACAGGATGCAGTTGCGTGTCAACAATCAATTGAAAGTTCAGTTGTCGAGAGATATTGTACAAATGAATCGTTCCACGCAACATGTCGCCAAATCCGGCGTCTAAAAATTGTTTCCACACCATGATGACAACATTGGACATGTTAGATTGTCGTTATTTTTATATATTATCAGCAAATAAATAAAAATATATTGCGCACATCATTGTATGATTCAATAATGTTTGCGCGTAGAATGACGATTGTGTCGGCGAGACCCACGTGTTTTGTGTCCACGTGTCTTGTGCCGGCGATGCTTTTGTTTGCGGGTTCTGCGGCCACCAGATGATGCTGCATTCAATTCAAACAGTTCAACTATATAATTATTGTATGGTTCTAGGATCATGGTTGCAACACTTCTTGCCAATTTATTTGCCAAATCAGCATCACTGCCGTTAGCTGCAGTTACACATACAACATGGGTCAAATATGTTTTAAATTCTTCATTGCTATTCAAAAATTCGACAAATCTTTGAGTTGGCACCATCTTGACAGCTGTAATTCTCGCATTTAAAATTGGATTCCACGTTGATTTAAAATTGACACGAGTGCCCTTTTTATTTCTAAGTGTATCTAAAATTGGTCTAACTGTGTCTATGCTCAACAAATTTTCAACGATTTTATCTGGCTCTTTCGCACATGTCGCGCGACATACAGGAACCATTTGTTCTGCAATCTGCAGTGCCAACGTATCGACAATGCTCATTCTTTTTATATAATGCATCTATACATTATTTTAAAGATGCTCGTTTTGATGCTTGGTTTTGTATTGGCTCCATGATATTTTTTTGGCAGCGGGCAATGAGGATGAAGACTCTGACTTGGAATGCTGTTTGTCCAACTTTTCCGACTTTTTCAAAGCACTGTCAATGTAAATTTGCTTGAGCAAATTGCCAACTTCAACCGACGCTTCGTGCTGGTCCACTTTTCCGTCTTCAATCATTTTTAGCACGCCCAACAACTTGCCTAAAATGGACAAGTCAATCTCATCCTTTTTCACCTTGTTGAAAATATCGGTGTAGTTATTAAAAAGAAACGAACACCGATTCACACACATCATGTCAAACTGTTCCGGATTGCTCCTTGCCAAACGCGCATAGTCACGTTTCAAATTAAGTAAAGTGCCAACATCAGCATGAATGAGCATGCTGTGTTTTAAATCACGAATTTGCGATGTGTTGTCCACGGCATCATTCGCCTGGATCATTTTTTCCAACTGAAGGCGGTCTAAGCTATTCATTTTGCAAAAAAATATTGTGAACTATGCTGATATAATAATATTGATATGACAACGATTTTAAATGCTTTTTAAAAAATAGTTATATTGCATATATATATTAACATATATACAACAAAAATGACAACTCCAACTCCAACAAATTCGAATCCATACGGACATGTGGTGGTAAGCCCCGATGTGCCAAATACAACCATCAACTCGGCAGTTCCTGCCCCGGTTTCAACCACAAATGGCGGAAGCGTGATTGCTGCATCTCAATCAAGAAATGCAGCACACAATGCATTGGTGTTGCACCAGGCTGGTCGAAAGATTGGTGGTTCCAAGCGCAAAGACCGGAAAAAGAAGTCCAAAAAGTCCAAAAAGTCCAAGTCCAAGAAATCAAAGCATCATAAGAAGTCCAAGAAGTCCAAACGGTCCAAACGCGGCGGAGCAGATCCAAGCCCGTCGCCCAAACCATCGGTTGCACCTGTGCCACAATTCTCAGGTGCTCATAACAGCGGCGCAAACGCAAACAGTTTAACTGGAAATCATTTGTTGATGAAAACCGGGTCGCAAGCAGTATACGATGACCCAAATGCACCACCTTCAAACACTGTTTTGAATGCATAGAAATTGCGTGATTGACGGTAATAAATCCAAATGCAAAATAAAATTATATTTGGATTTTATAGTGATATAAGTTGATACAAATCAAATGCAAACTTTAACAGATGATGTGTCAAAAGTTGTAGAAGTTCCAGAGAATTTTGGTTCTGATCCACCATCCAAATTTGCAACATACATCCAAATGTTGTTGGTCGTTGCGTATTACATTGGGATTGATGTTGCCATATTCATGTTGGTTTACATTAAGAGCGTAAAAGACAATTGGCCATTATTTAGATGCAGTCCAGTTTACATGATGACTGCATCATTTTTCGGATACGACACCGAAACAAACTTTCAGCAGTGCATTCAAACCATGCAGACCGGATACATGAGCGTTTTAATGCAGCCTGCCAATTACATAATGTCAGTTGCGTCTGGTGCCATTGGAGGCCTAACCAATGGATTGAACGACGTTCGCCAGTTCATGAACAATTTTAGACTCAACGTGACTGGAGGTATTCAAAACATATTTGGCGTGTTCCTCAACATGTTGGTGCAAATTCAGGTCATGGTCATTAAAATGAAGGACATGATGTCCAAGAACATTGGTATTATGACTACCATGTTATACACCATGGACACCAGCGTGCAAACCATGGAGAACACTTGGGCCGGACCGATTGGCAAAGTTGTGCGCGCGCTATAACCATTCCATTAAGGAAACCACACAGTTTTTTGTTTTGCAAAATGCTTGAAAAACAAATAATGACAAATAATAATAAGGAGGACTACTATTCATTACATAACACGTCGTGGACACACCATGAATCAGTCTGCTGATAAATTTCAAGATGTGTCGTGGTTCAAATTCATGTATAAAAACAAAGTTCATGATGATTTCATAAGTTGCATTGCATGGTCCAGTATTATCATTTTTGCATACTGTTGTGGATATGCTTACTTAAAAATACGCGAAAATGCACAATTGATACGAACCAACTGGATTCAATACCGATGCAATCCAGCATACATGATGTTTGCCGGAAACATCATGCAACCCAACGGAACAACAAAAGAAAAAATGAACCTAACTGAAACCAATTTTGAATATTGTGTGCAAAATGAATTGAAATCCATATCAAACCTTTTTTTGGAACCATTGTATTATGCTCAATCTCTCATGATTGGCATTCTGCACTTTCTTGCAAACGTGTTGAACGACATACGCACTCTCATCAATTCCATTCGAAATGCCGTATCGTCCATCATTGCGGACATCATGAGCCGCGGACTCAATGTCATGCAGCCAGTTATTGCCATATTCTTGAAGATTCGCGACACAATGGGAAAAGTCCAAGGCATCATGACAGCTTCTTTGTATACACTGCTTGGAGTTTATGACACGCTTCAGTCTGGTCTTAGGTCCACATTTGAAGTCATTGTCATCATTTTGATTGCAATGGGTGCTGCAATCATTGCCCTCTGGATTGCTGTCGCAATTGCAATTGCGTTTGGACCATTTGGACTTCCGGTTGTCATTGCCTCCACTGCCGCTGCAACCGTTATGACTGCGATTTACATCGGCATTGCAGTTCCATTGGGAATCATTGCCCACTTTTTGGCTGAAACCATGCACATACACGGTCTGTCATTGGTTCCTGATCCACCCTCAAGATAAGAGATGTTGAGTTTAGGAAAATGATTTTCAATAAAAAATATTTTTATTATATATAATCTCAAAGTCAACTTTTTAATGGAATTGAAGGTTCTTGGATACAGTGCTCGCATTGAGCTTGTCATCATCTTTATTGTCATTGGTATTGTTTTAGGAACCCACTTGTTCTGCAGTTGCACTTCATTTTCCGTGGGAGGCATGCCCTCCAATGTTGGAAGTGCAATTAAGGAGGCTTTTACTCAACAAAATGTCATGCTGGGCTCGGATGACTACGGCGCTCCTTTGAACTACAGCATGGACAGTGGACTCCCCATCACCAACTGGGAAAACGCTGCGCGCAACTATGCTAGTCAAATGGGCAATCAGGACAACACCAAGTCTGGACAGTTCTACAAGGGCGGTCCTATTCCTTTGCCCCCCGGCGAACTTCTCATTTTTGCTCAAAACCAAGTCAAACCCGAGTGCTGCCCGAGCTACTATTCCTCTAGCACCGGTTGCATCTGCACCAGTCAAAAGCAGTGGGATTATTTGAATGAGCGTGGCGGAAACCGCACTCTCACCACCGAGTTTTAAATCCAAAAATATTTTATGTTGTAAACTTATACACGCATCAGTGTACAACATAACAACCCCATGAATACCATTTCAGTTGAACCTTCGTTCTCTTCTTCTCCCAGTCCAAAGATTGCTCCAATTGTGGTTGCCGGTGCTGCATTTGTTGGACGCGCAGTTGCCGGAGGCGTCATTGGCGGGGCTGCCAGTTGGGGCGCCAATCGCATTCTTGACAACCGCTTTCCTGCCAAAAAATAAATTTTAATATATTGTGTGTATTACATAACCATATTCACAATATGAACACTCCTGTATCCACATCTGTCCAACCACCTGCAATGTTGTGCACACCTGCATTGGTTTATCTTGCCATTTCGTTTGTTGCACTTTTAATGTCTTGGGTCCAAAATCATCAAAACACAAACACGTACTGCGCTGGACACATCTCATGCCCAGTTCAAAATACCGCATATGTGTTCATCCTAAAAATATTGTGGTTCCTGTTTTGGACTTGGATTTTGAATCTGCTTTGCACTAAAGGATACACGACTGTTGCATGGGTGCTTGTGGCAATCCCGTTCATGGTTTTTTTCACATTGATGTTTGGTTTAGCAAACGCAATGGCATCCGGGACAAGGTCTTCCCCCGCACCCACTCAGGTTTCTCCAAATGCTTCTTACACCGTGGGAATCTCGGGAACCACTGCATACAATGGAAAGGCTTCCAAAAAGATGAGCCATGACACCAATGGCAGCACTGTTCTTGGACCCAATGAGTACGTGTATGGAAATAATGCTGACAAGATTGGATTTTATCCAAATGAAACCAACACCCAGTATTCCAGTTATGCCAGCTATGACGCCAACTTGGACAACCGTGCCAAGTTTTTGGACCGTGAGTCCAAGGGGCTTGTTCAACCACAGCAACAACAACAGCCACAACAACAGCCACAACAACAGCCACAACAACAAAAAAAATAATTATTGAAATTTTGGCAGTTCAATCAATGTTTAGAGCATTGATTGACTAAAATTATTTCGAATTATTCATTGAATTTCTCTCATACGACGAATGCTCTTGCCTTTCTTATTGTGGTGATGCCTGCGAGTCTTTCCTCCTCTTCTGCCATGTCTTCCGCTACCAGGACCTCTCCTACCAGGAACATGAGGATTTGGGCACTCACTCCTCAAATGTCCAAGCTGATCGCAATTATTGCATCTTCGATTTGCATTGGGGTTTGATGCTGGTCTTGCTGCTGCTGCTGCTGCTGCTGCCGCTGCCAGCGCTGGTGGAGGAACAAATTCTCGCTGGAGGGATGGACGGCTGTTAAATGGATTCAACATGGGCATCGGCATCATTTCCTGCAAATATTGCAAATGTTCCTGCAAATTATAGCTTCTTCTTGGTTCTACCATTCCGGATGGAATCAAACTCTCTGGATTCAATTCGGTTCTGCGTCTTTCATTTGCAAGTTGTTCATGACACCAATTGACTGTTGAGACATCTCCACGCCTATTTGCATGCATGAACAATTTAATTAGTGTATCTCTAACAAGTTTGTCCATATCATCATCAGGCCCTTTTTCTCTCTCATATGCGTCTCTCACAGCTATGAGTTTTTCCACATAACTTCTGGTTAAGCTCATTTTAATTAAATGATATACAAATAACATAGATTTAAATATCACGCAAATCAAAAAAAAATATATATTTTTATTAATCACTTTTTATAAAACTTACAAATACAAACTCATGTTCGGACGGTCCGAATCATT